TGGTGCAGTTTAAGGAGCATAAAACATGGCAACAATAGACCAATTTAAAGCACAATTAATCGGTGGTGGCCCAAGGGCAAACCGATTTAGAGTGTTCTTGCCTAGAGCAGGTAATAAGATAGAATTTTTGTGTAAAGCTGCACAAATACCACCTGCTACTATAGGTACAGTCCCAGTAAACTTTAGAGGACATATTCTTAAACTTGCTGGTGACAGAACATTTGAACCATGGTCAGTAACTATTATTAATGATGTAGAATTCTCATCAAGAACTGCTCTAGAAGGGTGGCAGACTGAGATTCAATCATTAGATAGTGGTGAAGGCTCAACAACCACGGATTATTTACTATCCCGTGCATATGTTGAACAGTTAAACAAAGATGACTCAGTACTAGCGAGATATGAATTCTTCAATATGTTCCCAACTTCAATCGGTGCGATTGACCTATCTTATGAAAATGTTGATGCACTAGAAGAGTTTACAGTTGATTTTGAGTTCTCTCACTGGGAAAGAGTCATTTAATAAACGTGAAAAAGACCACTTTAAAGTGGTATAAATATTAGTATGGAAATTTTTGGTTACGAAATAACTCGTAAAAAAGACGAGTTGAGAAATTTAGAGGTTGCAAAGGCATCCTCTTTTGTTGCACCTGTTGAGGATGATGGGACTCCCGTTATTCAACAACAGCCTGGTGGTTTTATATCAGGTGGTGCATATGGTTCATATGTCGATATGGAAGGTGGTATTAAGAATGAGACAGGTCTCATCAAGAAATACCGAGAAATATCTTTAGTCCCCGAGTGTGACTTAGCGATTGAAGATATAATAAACGAGTGTATCACATCGGATGTTCAAGACCGAATTGTGTCACTCGATTTAAGAGATGTTGAACTATCTGAAAGTATCAAAGGAAAGGTGCATGACGAGTTCAATAACATCTTATCTATGATGAAGTTCAATCAGAACTCTCATGAAATTTTCAGAAAATGGTACGTAGATGGAAGAGTATACTTTCATAAAGTTGTTGACTCCAAAAATATCAAGAAAGGTATTGTCGACATAAGAAACGTTGACCCGTTGAAGATTAAAAAAATCAGAAACGTAGAGAAAGACAAAGACCCGAAGACGGGTGTAGAAAAGATTGTAAAGGTTGAAGAGTTTTATGTCTTCAACGATAAAGGTTTCGATAAGGGTGGTGCAGCTGGAGAAGGTAACACACTTAAGATTGCTCCCGAGGCAGTATCATATACTACTTCAGGACTATTAGACTACAGTAAGAATGTAGTCATCGGGTATCTTCATAAAGCATTGAAGACTGCAAATCAGTTATCAATGATGGAAGATGCACTTGTTATCTATAGGATATCAAGAGCTCCCGAAAGAAGGATATTCTACATAGATGTAGGTAACCTTCCAAAAGCAAAGGCAGAACAGTACCTTGCAGACGTAATGAATAAGTATAGAAATAAACTTATCTACAATGCAGATACTGGTGAAATCAAAGATGACAGAAAACATATGAGTATGTTGGAAGATTTTTGGTTACCGAGAAGAGAAGGTGGTAGAGGAACTCAAATTGAGACCTTACCAGGCGGACAGAACCTTTCAGAGATAGAAGATATAGAATACTTCAAGAAGAAGTTATATCGTTCACTGAATGTTCCAGTCTCAAGAATGGAAGCAGAGAATGGTTTCAACATGGGAAGGTCTGCAGAGATTACTAGAGATGAAGTTAAGTTCAACAAGTTTACGAACAGACTTCAGAAGAAATTTTCAAGAGTGTTTACAGACATTCTTAGAACACAATTAGCACTTAAAGAAATTGTAAGTGCAGAAGAATTTGATAAGTTTAGAGATTTTATACTCTATGACTTTGAAACAGACAATCACTTTAAAGAACTTAAAGAGTTTGAACTGTTAAGAGATAGAATGGATGTTCTATCACAAGTTGCAGAATATGTTGGACAATATTACTCTAAAGAGTATATTAGAAAATACATTCTAATGCAGTCCGAAGAGGACATTAAATTAATTGATACTCAAATCAGTAACGAAACTGAAGAGGGTGGTGACGAAGATGAATTCGTGGGAGATGATTACTAATGAGTAGTGAAATAGCAAAAACAATAGTTGACCAAATTGCAGATGGTAAACTAGATGCAGCGAAGGAATCAGTTTTTACTGGTATGAAAGAAAAGGCTGCAGAAACTGTTGACATGAAAAGAGTCGAAATGCAAGTAGACTGGGTAAACAAAACGAGTCAAGAGGACTAATAATGAAAACATTTGCAGAGATATCACATATCTTACACGAAGCAAAATTTAAAATTGCATCGGGTGAGAAAGAGTTATCTAAAGAAACTGCAAAGGTTGGTGGGAAGAAAGTAAACATTGTTTATGTGCAGAACAAACGAAATAAAGTTGATGTGTACATGGACGGAAGAAAATTTAGTGGAGATATGCCATATAAAGATTTGAAATCTGCTCAGAAAGAGATGAAAGATATCAAAAAAATTATGGGTAACATGTCCGAAGAAGGAATTACAATAGGGGAAATCTTAGATGAAATTAATATCTGAATATAACGACTACTCAATATCACCAGTCATCGTTGAAGCAAACGAAAAGGGTGAGAAGGAACACTTTATCGAAGGTGTTTTTATGCAGTCCAACATCAAAAACAGAAATGGTCGTGTTTACCCTAAAGAAGTAATGTTAAAAGAGGTCAACAGATACAGGGATGAGTTTATCAATAAGCAACGTGCTTTTGGTGAGTTAGGACATCCTGAAGGCCCAACAATCAATTTAGACAAAGTGTCTCACATGATTACATCTTTAGAAGAAGATGGTAATAACTTCGTGGGACGAGCAAAGATTTTAAGCACACCCAATGGTCAAATCGTAAAGAATTTAATCAATGATGGTGCTAAATTAGGAGTATCATCTAGAGGATTAGGTTCCTTGGAAGAAAAAGGTGGTATTCAACATGTGAAAAGTGACTTTCAACTTGCAACTGCAGCTGATATCGTTGCCGACCCGTCTGCACCCGAAGCCTTCGTAGAAGGTATTATGGAAGGTGTTGAGTGGGTAATGGAGAGTGGTATCCTTAAAGCGAAAGATGCAGAAATGATGCAGAAACAACTAAAATCTGCAAAACTAAATAAGTTAGAAGAAACTAAGTTAAATCTATGGAAAAGGTTCGTTGAGAGTCTATAACATATAAATAAAAAAGAGAATACAAAATAATCTCAAACAGGAGAAAGAAATGGCAGATTTAGAAAATAACCTAGAACAAGCAATAGAAGAGGCAGTACAGCCTGATTCTAAAGCAGAAAAAGGTGACTCAAAACCTGTAAAGCAAGGTTCATCAGATGCAGCTTCAATTGAAGGTGGAAAAGGTGAAGTCGTCAAACCTGAAGAAAATCCTGTTGACAAAGCAGTTGCCTCAGTTAAAAGTGCAGAGAAAGGAACCAAAGAAGTGAGTGGAGATGCTCAACAGAAAGGTGAAGCTCCTGCCGAGAAGCAACCTAAACTTAAAAAAGTTAAAGAAGACTCTGATGAAGACAGTTCAATGTCTAAAATGGAATCAATCAAGGCTATCGTCAACAACATGAAGGAAATGACTAAGGAAGAAATTCAACAAGTATTGGGAACAATATCTGAAGAAGAGTTAGACGAAACCTTGACTAAAGCAGAAGTCGCAAGACAAGTAGTCGAATCATTAAAAGCAATGGACGAAGAGTCAGTTGCAGAAACATTTGAAAAAATGAAGAAAAAGTCAGATGATGACGAAGATGAAGAAGACGAAGTCAAAGAAGAAAAGGATGAAGACGAAGATGAAGATGAAGATGACAAAGAAGTCAAAGAGTCTGCATCAGTCGAAGCATCTTTAGTTGAAATTGAAATAGATGACGACCTATCAGCAATTTCTGAAGCATTAGACTTATCAGAAGAAAATGCTGAGAAAGCAAAAACTATCTTTACAGCTGCAGTAACTTCAAAAGTTGCAGAACTTAAAGAAGAGTTAGAGTCTCAGTATTCACAAAATTTAAAAACCTCAGTTGATACTGTTAAAGGTGACCTTACGGAAGCAGTTGACAAGTATCTTTCATATTGTGCAGAAGAGTGGACGAAAGAAAACGAACTTGCAATAGAAAGAGGTTTGAGGTCAGAAATGACAGAAGGGTTTATTGATGGATTAAAGACATTGTTCACTGAACATTATGTCGAAGTTCCTGAAGATAAATACAATGTTATTGATGAACTCGCAAATCGTCTCGATGAGATGGAACAAAAACTCGATGGTGAAGTTAGTAGAAATATGGACATCACTGAAGAGTTAGATACTCTCAAGAGAAGTAATGTGGTTAGAGAAGCTGGAAACGACTTATCTGAATCACAAAAAGAGAAATTAGAATCTCTATCAAATGGTATAGACTTCAAAGACGTAGAAGACTTTCAAGAGAAAGTAGTTGAAATCAAAGAAGCTTATTTCCCAAGTGATGTAGATTCTATAGTAGAAGAAACTCTAGTAATGGAAGGTGAAGGTACATACGAGGACGAAAGTTCTGAACCTGTACTTGACCCAACTATTGCAAGATATTCATCTGCGATTAGTAAACTTAAACCATTAGGTTAAAAATAAAGGAAAATAAAATGTTTTTATCAGAAAACTTACAAGAAAAGTGGAGCCCTATTCTAGAACACTCCGATTTGCCAAAAATCGAAGACAACTACAAAAGAGCAGTCACAGCAGTTATCCTAGAAAACCAAGAGAAAGCACTCAACGAAGATAGAGTTAATCTTGACGAAGCTGCACCTTTAAATGCTACTGGTAGTTCTGCAATTAGTAACTGGGACCCGATTTTAATATCCCTAGTTCGTAGAGCTATGCCAAATCTCGTTGCATACGACATTTGCGGTGTTCAACCAATGACAGGCCCAACAGGACTTATATTTGCTATGAAAGCAAGATATAATGACTATCCATCTGTAGGAAGAGAAGGTAAAACTGAAGCGTTATTTAACGAAGCAGATACTGGATATTCTAACGACAACCAAGTTGTTGCCGATGGTGCGTTGGCTGCTCAAAACCAAGACCCGTTCGCTAGTGCATACGCTACGGACACTGGTGCTGGTATGTCAACAGCAAGTGCTGAAGCACTTGGTGATGTTGAAGCATCAAATGGTTTTGCTCAAATGGCATTCTCAATTGAGAAAGCTACTGTAACAGCAAAATCAAGAGCATTAAAAGCTGAGTACACACTCGAATTAGCACAAGACCTCAAAGCAATCCATGGTCTTGACGCGGAATCAGAACTTGCGAATATTCTTTCATCAGAAATTCTTGCAGAAATCAACAGAGAAGTTATCAGAAATGTTAACATCCAAGGTAAAACTGGAGCAAGTGCAACTGCATCTGCTGGTACGTTTAACTTAGACGTTGATGCAAACGGAAGATGGTCTGTTGAGAAATTCAAAGGTCTATTGTTCCAAATCGAAAGAGAATCAAATGTAATAGCAAAAGAAACACGTAGAGGAAAAGGTAACTTTATCCTATGTAGTTCTGATGTTGCATCTGCTCTTTCAATGGCTGGTGTATTAGATTATACTCCTGCGTTATCTACTAACTTAAACGTTGACGATACTGGTAATACTTTTGCTGGTGTATTAAACGGAAGAGTTAAAGTATATATCGACCCATATGCTGGTGTTGATTACTTAACAGTAGGTTATAGAGGGTCTAACCCTTATGACGCTGGTTTATTCTATTGCCCTTACGTTCCATTACAAATGGTTCGTGCAGTTGGTGAGAATACATTCCAACCAAAAATTGGTTTCAAAACTAGATACGGAATGGTATCTAACCCATTCGTAGGTGCTACACCTGCTGATGGACTAGCTTCTGCTGGAACAAACCAATACTACAGAAAATTTGCAGTTAGCAACATTCTGTAAGTCAATTAACTTTGATACTAAAAGGGGACTTTCGAGTCCCCTTTTTTTTGGTCTTGCAGAAACACGTTGCAGTATCAGAAGTCACCCTCTGCAACTTGAACAACAGTGATACCTCTTGCCTTCCACATTGCAACAACTTTGTTCCTGTCATCGTATACAAGGTCAATTTTACCACCAAACTCTTCGAATTTATCTGCAAGTTCTGATTTGAACACTTCATCGGGTCTGTAGTCACCTTCGGGTCTAAGGAACAATCCTTGATGACCCTTACCAATCCACTCATCAATCTGAGCTTCAGTAAGACTTCTTTGTGATTCGTTTCTTGCAGAGAAAAATGCAACATCATGTCCATCTTCGATATGTTTTTTTGCAAGGTCACAAACCCACTGTACAGGAGTGTCAAATTGAGTTGCCTCTTTGAATGCTTTCCAGTCGGTAGGTTGTTGGGTGACGTGATATCTCCTATGCTCTACATCAGCAATAGTTCCGTCAACGTCAAAAATTATAGTTTGTTTTTCCATACTTATAGTATACTAAAAAATGCAACCCATTGTCAACTATTTTCTGCACTAAATATAAGGTAAAGAATAATCTTTACATTACACATACACACACAGGAGAAAATATGAGTAATTCAACAAAATCGGGGTTCGAAATCAGAGCCGACTTATTATCACAAGCAGAGGGTCTTTTGACTCAAAACTATCAGAGGGAAGTTGACGCTATCTATATGCATAACGAAA